TATTAATATTTTCTACTGTTTTTAGAAACTCTGCGTTTAATTTTCGTACTTCTTTGTATTCGGCTAATGCGCCTGTTTCTATCATTTCGCTATTGTTAGCCATGTTTTTTCTTGCTTTGTTGTTTTACAATATCCCTAGAAATTATTTTAAGTTCAGTAAAATATCTTAAACTATCTTCGTCATTAAGTCTTACTCCGCTTATTCTAGCCATAGTTAATACATCTTTCTCAAAACTAGATTTTATATTGCTGCCCGTAACTTTTGAGCTATCCTCAAGTTCACTTATTTGAGCCATTAAAGCCCCTATTACCGAATTATGAACTCTTTCTATTTCTTTTGATAATGGCTTATCTTTGCTGAACTTGACTTTTATATACTCAATAGAATTAATTATGTCTATCTGCTCATTTAATTCATCTTGAGTAGATGGTAAAAACACCATTGCAAATAATATGGTTTCAATAACTGAAACAATGGCTTGAATCCTTTTAATTTGCTCTTTTTTGTCATAAATAGAACTAAGCTCGTAGTTTTTTTCTATATCACACAATTCATCTAATATCGAATAAAAAGCGGCTTCTTTTTCCTCTGGTGTACCTTCCCCTAAAGCGTCAAGATTTGACTTGTCTATTATCTCTTTATAAAACAACTTGGCGGGTATGTCGCAATTGGTATATAGCATTTATCCTTGTCGTATTAATTTAATAGTGTATTGCCTAAGTTTAGGAGCATATTCTTGTTTGTCTATTTTAGTAAATGTTCTTTGATTAAGACCAAATATATCCTTGCTATATGCCGTAGACAATAACCCTGCCTTGCTATTTCCGCTATCAAAGGTATATCTATTACCGCCTAGCGGTAAAACAAACAGGCTATTAACAAATGCCCCTGTATTAATAAGGTCAACTTGTCCATAGCCTGCAAGTGGGTTCTTTAGGTATTTACGGTTAGCGTATGAATCGCTCCTGTATTCCCCTATTTTAGTATAATCAGGTAATAAACCAAATTCAAACTCATTCCTTTTCGCCTTTTTTAGCGGCTCTGGATTTTTCGTTATTATTTGCGACATTTCCTGTTGAAGCCTCGGTAGCGTTATTCTGCTCAACCTCCTGCTTAGTTCCGCTGCTGTCATGTTTAACCCTTGTTAGTAGCCTTTCAGCTTCTACCGTGTCTTTATACGGTAAGCTATCGGCTATTTTGTTAATTTGATCTTCTTTCGATAAAGATACAAATTTATCATAAGCTTTTTCGCTAAATGATACGCCTCCTATTTGTCTTGACTTTGCCATGTTATTATGCTGTTACGGTAAACGGTTTAGATTCTCCTTTTAGTAATGTTACATCGTCAGCAAGCAGCGCTGTTGCAACAGGTGGTGTAGCCGTAGCATCCCATAATACAACTTTAACTTGGTGTCCTAGTGTTAAATCAGGGTCAAATGTTATTGTGTAGTTTCCTACTTCTATGCCTGTAGATACAGTATCTATAGATTCAACCGTATTGTCTGTCATGTCAACAACCCTAATGTTATCTACGGTAATCCCAGGCATCCCGTAGCCTCTATTTCCTAATCCATTTATGGTCACATTTATACCATTTGCAACAGAAGCTGAATTTATAACTACATAAGTAGATACAATTGGTTTTATATCTTTTACTATATTAAAACCTAAACTGTCAGCAGTAATAACAGCCATTCTTCTGTTTATTTCAACCTCATTTGCAAGTTGCATATCTATAAGCGTTCTTGCACCTGTATCTCCTGTGGTTGGTCTGTATGTCTGTGTATTAAACATACTAAGGGTAAATCCTGAGAATTCAGTCTCATCGTTATTCCACGTACCATAGATGTTGTTATCCCTATCTATAAGTATAACTCCTCCCTGCATAGAGGTGTTTTTAGAAGATGCAGCAGATTGAAAAGCGATTCCGTGCCTAAACTCAAATTGTAGCATAGGAAGCCCATTACGAACGGTTAAGGATATACCGCTGCTAAAGTCCTCATTAGTTGGATCAGCTGTGTTATCTGTAAACGCAGTGGCGTTATAAAAAAGGTCAAATGTAGTTTGCTGAACTAAAGCTATAACTTCTGCCTTAGTAAGCCCCTCTAGTTCTGATATGCTTAAACTCCACCCACTTGGTACTTTAATGAAAGAATACCATTCTTTTTTCTGGATAAACTCGCATGGGTTTAATCCCGTACCTAAGAAATCTTTGTTACACAATAATGTGTTTATTTGTGCCATAGTTTTTTAAATTAAATTATTAAGCGCAGTTTGTACCATTTGGATCAAAGCTATATATATCTACAATCAGCTTAAAGCAATGGTACGGCTGCAAATCATCTGTTATTTTAACTGTATAGTCATCATACACCCTTTCTATTCCAGTAACTACTCTTGATATTTCCCCGTCAGGTATTCCATCTAAGGCATCTAAAACATCTTTATGCACTTCGCTATCACGCCTGTCATAACCTCCCTTTATTTCAACTAAATCAAGCGTAAAAAATAGCTGTATTTCAGTTGAATAATTTATAAAGTCTACCTTTTCCAAGTTTTCAGAAACTAAGAAGAAACATTTATTACCTTCGGCTGTTATCATATTGATATATTCGCCTTTAGATGTGTAATGCTCTATAGTCCTTAAATTATCCCTGAATACGGTGTAACATTTAGGGTATATGGCTAACATGTTGCTCCAACTTAGCTTTTTTTCAAGCTGTTTCTGTATGCTATCAATAACAGCATCTATGCCTATAGGGTTTTCTTTAGCTATTACCATAACTTTAGATTACCTTTTAGAGTTGGGTTAAGTGGTAAGGCAACTACTATGCCTCCATCCCCGTCAGGTGTTAATATAGCTCCATCAGGGTATTTAACAGGAAACAAAACATTTATTACTTTACCTATAGCTTCGGCATACATAGCCCTTGCGCCTTGAGATACTAATCTGCCCTCCTGTGTAAATGAACCCTCTAATTGTTGATACAATAAGTCTAAGCTAATTATGTTGCTTACAGTAGTCCGATTGCTTCTAATAGTAGTAGCTATCATTTCCATTGTTTTTACAGCAACTGAATAGCCTATAGCCTCATCGAAAACCTGTTGAAAGTCCAATATTACATTAGAATAATCAAGTGCATAGTTAAGGCTTATTACGTTGTTTAGAACAGGGTATGCAGCCAATGTGTTAGTATCAAATACTTTTCCTAACACATCGCTTACACCCTCGCTTTTCAGCCTTTCTAATTCTACCTGCAACGTTTCATTGGTAGCATCCTTATTGCTTAGGGATGCAAATACATTTTCTACCGTTACAAGAGAATTGAACCCGTTGAAATACCTGCCCGATACGCTTTCTGTATTTTCGTCAGTAAGCACAATAGTTGATGGTTGTATTGCTGGATACCAGCCAACCCTATTAACAAGTATTTCTTTGGATTCTATACTATACATTACTCTTGTTCTTCTTTAGTTTCATTAAACGTTACCACGCCTCTTTTTACAAGCGCATCCAGCCTGTCTGCATCTAAATCAGATACATCTGCTCCCACCTCGTAAGAAGTTGGGTAACCACCGTTAGCATACTTAGCAGAGTCTTTAAAAGCTACTGCCACTGTATATCCTGATTGTTGTTTCTTTCTAGCCATTATCCTTGTGTTATAGTGGTATCAAGTACAAAAATAGCGTTAACATTGTCAATTACAGGAACTACCCTAGATTGAGAGTTAGTAACCTCCATTAGTGAAGGACGGTTTAGTCTGTACTTAGACACTAACATGAAGTCATCTACCTGTTGGTAGGCAACCCCCGCAACTGGCGCGTTTTGTTCAGCTAGTGTAGCATAAACAAGTGAGCCTAAGTTATTGGTGTTAGTGAATACTACAGCACCGTCTTTCCAAGGCTTAACACGTACATCAATACCATTCCTTTGAATGTTAACGTACCTGTTTATAATCTCAACACCTAACCCGTAACGTGTTTGGAATACGTTCCTTGCTTGGTCTGCTGTAGGGGTTGGAATATTAGCCCCAAATATACCATAAGCAGCTGCAAAAGACTCTTTAAACTCGGTAGTTTTAATAGCATTGTTGAACGTAGCCAAATCCATCATTACAAGGTTTGGTGTCCTGCCTGATTGTGACGCTGCATCAATAAGCACTTGCATGTCGCTGATTGGCGTTGCTGCTGGATTGCTCCATGTTGTTTCAGATTCAAACTGATTGGTAGTTAGGTAACCGTAGTCAATCCTGATACCTGTGCCAACTGTTTCTGTATCTTCTACAACCACAACACCCGAACTAAGCCCCTCTTGGAACATAGCTTCTAAACGCTCATATTGTGCGCCAATAACAAGTCTTGTATCGCTAAAGAATAAAGCTAATGCATCATCTACACGGCCTAAAGCTACTAAAGTTTGAAGTTCAGTAAGTTTTTGCTCACGTATTGCAAGTTCGATACCCATTTTAGGTATATCACCTGTAGCGGTTGCTAAAGATGGTCTCTTCTTTAGTGGGATAGATGAATCCATTGCAATAATATCAGCAGCTACTAGGCTGTTGTTTACTGATAGTGAGTTCCACTTACCATCTAAACTAAAACGTTTCTGTAGAAAACGCCTGTAAAGGTATGTAGGTGCTAAATCTTCTCCGTTAAATGTTTCTACTACCCTAAGCGTGATGCCGGGGAAGTATAATTCTAGCCATTCGGCAAAGTTTGATGTTTCCATATGTTAGTCTGCTCTTTGGTCTATTAGCGGTAAAGCTGTCTTAACTGCCGATGCAATTGTTGCAAAGTCATAAGGTGCTGCCACAGGGTTTAACGTTCCTCTAACCATTATTCCTGCAAATGGTCGTGCGGTTGGTACTGTGTTGATGATAACACCTGCATAAGTGTGTCCTGATGGTAGGGCTTGGTAAGCTCCACCTGCGTAAACACTTGTAACAGGAATCGCAAAGCCTGTACCTGCTCCGATACTTGTTGCAGATAGTGTGTTTCCTGCTGCATAGCCTGTACCTTTGCTTACAATAACTACTGCTGTTACAGCTCCTGATGCTACAGTAATATTGGCTGTTGCACCTGAACCTGAACCGCCTGTTAAAGCTACACCGTTGAAAGTTCCGTTAGTATAACCTGAACCTCCTACAATTGTACCTGTAACATTAATAGCTCCTTCGCCATCAATAGGCATAGGTTTGTACTGGTTTGTAGCCGTTTCCCTGATTATTACATGCCCTGTTGATATTTGGGGGGCTGTATAACCTGTAACTTCTAATGTCCTGCCGCCTCGTATAGACTGGAAATTGTCTACTATGATAATGGAATCTTTACCATCATCGTAGTTAACAGGGGCATTGTTTAAATTAGCTGTTGCCATTGTTTTCTTTGTTAAGTTAAATATTAATTTTTGCAGCAATCCTATCTATATCCTCTTTGCTGGCTTCTTTAGATGCCCCCTTTTGATGTGTACCGCTCGGTGGTGCATCTTTGCCAAAAGTTGTAATCTTTGCTTCCTTAGCAAAATTGGTAAAATCTGCTGCCAAATCTGTAGCGTAGGTTTCATACTCTTCCTCTGTTTTAGGTGTCCTTCCTTTAAACATAAAGGCAGGAATGTCTTTTAAACGTTCGTCAGATTTGAATCTTTCTTCTATAGATTTAGTTTGTTGGGCTGTTTTAAAGCCTGTTACTTCTCCCGCAATTTCTTCAAGCCTTTTTTCATTAGCTTTAGTATATGCCTTAAACCATTCAGGAGCATCTTTAAACTCATCTACTGGTTCAGGTTCGGGGTTTAGTTCAGTTTTCTTTTCAGTTGCTTTTTTAACAGCATCCGTAGCCCTTCTGTCTGCTTCTGATACAGCTTCTAATATAACATCTTCCCTGTCTTCGATATAAGTATCAATTTCAGTATCATTGTCAATCTTAGCCGCCCATTTAGCCGCAATGTTTTCTTTGAAAGTTTTTGTAATAGACTTACCCTTGAATTTTAATTCAATTGCTGCTAGTACCTTATCCTTTTCTACTGCCATAATTATTGTGTATTTACGTTGTTACTAATTTCATTCAATGTCTGTTCAGCATCCTCACTAAGCCCTGCGTATTTTATGCTCTCTAATTGGCTCATGATAGGAAGTCCACCGTTTGCCGCTAGTGCGTTATCTATCCTGTCCCTTTCATCATCAACACTAAACAGGCTAAACTTAGGTGTTATCTCCAAATCAATAGAGGGTTTTAACGTGCTGTCTATAGCGCACAATGCCGACTTTAAGAAATTTATACGCCTTTGTATGCCCTCGCCATAAATACCGTTGTGGTAGTCTTTAGCGTTAAGGTGTGCATCAATCATTATCCTGTCAAAAGCAACTCCTGATATGTCCCCTAAACCCTGCATAGCCTTAAATGAAATGTCAGGCGTTTGAGTAATGGTATATATCATGTTGGTTAGGGTTTCAATCTCTAGTTTTATGCTTTCAGGTGCCTGATCCCAATTCACATAAGATAGCTTTGCACCATCCTTACCCATTATAACCTTGCCTGTTTCGCCTTTATCAGCCCATCCTTCAATATCCCCCTCTGCAAACAATATAGGGCTTCCGTTGTAATCGTTAGTATCTCCAAAGTTAGATATAAGAACCTCTAGCCTTTCAATCATACTCTGCACATCCTGCCAAACCGATTGCGTTATCTTGTAATAAATAACAGGTATCTTGCCATACAAAAGCGGTATTTCTTCTTCAATTATCCACTCCTGACCTGATGATTTTATATACTTTGTTTTGGTGTCTTTATCATAAAGGTCTAGCCTGTCAATATCTTTATTCCCTGAACGGGTTTTATAAGCAACTCCAAAAGCTATTAAATCCCTGCTTTCATCATCAAATAACGGTATCAGCTTATAACCTTGTTCGGGGCTGTAAAGGTTTACCCTTAACTCAACTGTGTTGTCCTCTCTGACTTTACTAAACCATATTTCGGCTACTTCCGTTTCAGATGCTAACTTTTTAAATAGTTCTGAATTTTTAAATTGTAGCTTGTTGTTTCTCCATACTAAATTAACTGCATCGTTTAGCCTTGTATCGGTTTGACTAACTGGCTTACATTGTAAGTTAACCGCACCGCCTGTAGTAAAGGCTGTTTTACGTGATACGATTAGTTTCTGCAATGCTAGGGCTATCCTGTTTACTTCTATATATTCCGTGTTTATTACAGGATTACCATTTGCATCTTTATAGTCGGCTTCTTTTTTTACCTCTTTCTTGCGCCTTATCGTTTGGTCGTTTACCTTGTGAAACTGCGGGTAATATTCTTTAAACGCTTTGTATTCATAATAGCTTTGCCACTCCTTAAATATTTGAGGAATCAATGTTACTGGCGACAATCTATTTTCTACAAAGAAATCTACATTCATAGATATAAAGCATTAAAGGCTACCCCTAACTTAATAGAAGTAGCCTTTGATAGTGTATTTAGGGTAAACTGTATCTTCACAGTCTTAGTTGTTTTGCACAAATATAAGAAAATATTTAGATATGCAATGTAATGGTGTTAAAATTGTACACGTGAGAGGATTCGAACCTCCAAAGCTAACGGGTCTAAGCCGCCAAGATGTGCCAGTTCTCAATAAAGCCACACGTGCGTTTGAGCAGGATATAGGACTCGAACCTATATTAACAGGGTCGTAACCTGTGATTTTATCCAATTAAACTAATCCTGCGTTTGGGTGCTATATGAGAATCGAACTCATATCAGATGATTCACAGTCATGCCGCTTAACCAATTAGCGTAATAACACCATTTTAGTCGGAGTAGCAAGGATCGAACTTGCGCTATCTGATTCAAAGTCAGATGTGTTAACCAACTACACTATACTCCATTTTGTCGGGTATGCAGGACTCGAACCTGCAATCTCCTCCTTCCAAGGGAGGCACGTAACCAATTTTGCCAATACCCGAAATAAAAAAACCTCCAGTTAAGGAGGTTAGCTATAATATATTATAAAACATATCTACACGCCAGTACCTCCTGAATATAATTCGGGCAGTTGTATGCGTTGAGTATGTAGTATTACTGTTTTCATATTGCAAATGTAACAATTATTATGATATATACAAATAAAAAAGGCACGCTATTAAACATACCTTAACTTGGACTTATAAAAACGCTGTGGGATTGTAAATATACTAAAGTTTTTTCTATTTCATTACTTATTTATTATCCGTTTATACAACTCCAAGCACGCTATAGCATCCCCCAACGCATTATGTCCGTTCTTTTCGATACCGAACCTGTTACATAAGTTATCAAGGTCGTGAGGGGCTTTAAAATGCTTACGTGATAGTTGTAAGGTGCAGATATATCCCATGCCTATTATCCTATGATTAAGATGAATCACGTTTAGGTAATCAATCCAACCCATATCAAATAAAGTATTATGGCATATAATGGTTTCAACTCCGAATATACTTAAAGAACTTGACAGGTTCATCAAAGCAAAACGTAAACCAACACCACCCTCCAACTGTTCCATAGTAATTGCATTAACAGCCATAGCTTTATCTGTGTACTCCATGCCATAAGGCTTGATATACGTTTGCCATTTGTGTACAATGTTCAGGTCGTTATCGGTTATGACTAAACCTATTTCACAAAGAGCGTGCTTTTGTTTGTTTAGCCCACTCGTTTCAATATCGAGGAAAGCTATCATTCTCTTATTTCGTAATTAAACCATGCAGTAAATAATTCCTCTATATTATATGACTTATGATTATCACTATTTAAAGTGAAATAATCAATGCCGTTAACTTTTCTATGTGTTGTTTCATTAACAACAAACAATGCAAACTCGTGATGTAGTTCCAATTAAAAAAAGAAACCCGAACAAAAGCGGTGGTAGACGCAATCATTCGGGGCTTATTAATGTTGTTATTGTAGCTACCACACTACTAACATTGCTATATGTACTCTGCTATTATATCTTTAACCGATTGTTTAAACTCCTGAACTTTTGATTTAGGTATTATCTTAGTAATAGTAACCTTTTCTGTAGGCTCATCATACTTATACTTACGCCCTGCGTTTACTCTTTTACCTCCTGATGGCATGTTAATAGGGATTATTATTTTTACGTTCAAATTCAGGCATCATATACCATTTCATTATAGACACCCATTTATCCCAATCTGTTGAATCTTTCTCAATAGTATCCAAAGAAGCCCTTATAAGTGAGGCTACCGAATTTATTCTATCTGTATGCTTAAGTCTATCTAAAAAAGAAGTGGTAAACCTTGTTTCAAACAGCGCAACAAAGTCTACACTAAGACCTTGTTTTTCTAGCTGCGATATACAATCCGAGTAAGTCATTAAAAAACATTTTTTATATGGTTCTCTAAATTGTATATTTCTTCTTTGTAATATTGATTAAGGTTAACAAACTCTTTAACTTCAAAATCTTCCATTTCATCAATCCTGTTTAGAAGGCAATCGTTAGTGTATTGTAATTGACCTTTTAAACTTTCTAAATTTTCTCTTTGTATTTTTTCTGAATGTGACATAATTTCTATTGTTTCGTTGTTGTTATCTGAGTACAAATATACAACTATATTTGAATA